CGCATCATAAGCAATATTATTGCTGTCGATATAGCGCACCGTGCCAAAGTTTAAAATAGTGTTTACACCATCTTTAGGTTTATGCGTTAACACAATGCGATCATTGCTTACTACTAAAGATTCAACACTGGTTGAAATAACTACCGCCGCCGCAGCCGCATCAGCATAGGTTTTTAACGAAGCATCCAAATTAGTAATGGCAACACCACGATTAGTGATTTCATCACCTAAACCAGTCTCTACAGCACTTACCCTGCCTTTAAACGCAGTATCAATATCTACCAAAAAACCTGTATCAGCTGAACCCGTTACCGAGATAAACTCAGCAGTGCCAGCAACGGTTGAGTTAGTGTTGTCGATAATGTCAACACCCGCTAAAGCATTCCACACTAAGCCATCATTAGCATTTGCCATAAAAGGTGCACTTGCACCGACAGCAAACCAACCAGAAGCGCTTACTTTGTAATAGTCGCCCGTATCGCGTTGCGTCAAAGCTGACAAATCAAAGGCCGCAGCAGAAGTAGAGCCCCCCGCAAGGGTGTTTACATAGTTAAACACATTACCCAAACTATCAATACGCGACGTTAACGCCGCATCTGCTTGCGCTAAGGCACCAAGCTTAATAGTTAACCCGTCAATTGACGCTTCCGATCTTTTTAAAAGTCCCATTATAGTCTCCTTAAATATTAACAATACACGTGTGTCATAGTCGTGCAACTGAGAAGAGCAACCTTAATTTAGTTGCTTAATAAGCTTTCTAATGCTGTCAAAATACGGCTTATGCTGTGCGTTCCATTCTTTTCTAAGCGCCTTAAACTGCGTACTACTTATCTCTAAACTGATGGTTTTATCTGCTTTAATAATCGCGTAACGATACCCTTTGGCTATCACCCACGCAGCAAAATAATGATCACGAACAATCATCTTATAAAATTTTAGACAAATACGAAACAACCGCATATTTGCCTGTAAAATCATATTCCTGATCTAAAAATTTAATCTTTTGGCTCGCCTTGATAATCATCACCTGATCATGCTCCTCCATCACAAATTGCTCATTAGCATTAACGGCAAACACTAACGCCATGTTAAACACCAAGTCGCCAATGGGCTCGCGTGGTAAATCACAATAATTATTGATAATAGGCAGCATTGGCGTAGTAATTAATTCGGCAAAGGGAACCCCCTGACTACCCGTATTACCCGAGGGTCCAGCAGGCCCCTGAATGCCTACGGTTAAAATCTTTATGATGTTATTTTCAATAACACTCATAATTAACGCTCTCTTAACACAATACGACCATTAGCAAGCGTATTCACAAAGCCTCGCAGATCGATGGTACGAATAAAATAAACAAACTCACCCTTACCTAAAGCGGCTGTTTGCTGATCTGAAATAAGAATATTGATATTATATTTGCCCTGTATGCCCACAGTAATACGCCCCGTATGAGTGCCTTCACTTAATAACGGCAAAACATCTTGGGAATTTTTTCTTATCTCAATCAGCACATCCCAGCCTGCGGTATCAAACAAACGACCTTTGGCATCTGCATAACCTAAACAAATTGATAAACTATCTTGACTATACTCAACAAAATCTAATCGTGCCGTTTTGTTGATTATTACCGTTTTTGCCATCTTGTGTTCCTTTTTAAGGCTCTACGCCCACTGGATAAACTGTGTGTGTTATTGTCCTTAAGCTAAAGGCAAGTTTTGCATTTCAGCTCGGCTTCTAGCTCAGAAATACGCCTGTCATTGACAGCACGTTCCTCCATTAATTGTTCTATTTGCTCAGCCAGCTTGGCATTGGACTCATTTAATCGCGTCACCTCTTCACGCAGCAAATCAATTACATGAGTATTCGCATCGGTGATCTTATTGCTTAAAATAATGCGCCTAAAAAACATCCATAAGGCGGGTACGCCTATAGCCAACCCTGTTGCAGCCGTGCTGATAGTCTCCACAGGAACTTCTTTAATTTCCACCTAAATACCCACCTTTTATTATTTACCTGGCCTGACCTTAACTTACTGTCACGACAGCCAAAGCCCTTAACTTTATTTACTCAACACGCACCCAAAGACCACGGCAATGCGGATGAATAACCCCCGCCGCCAACCACCATAGCTCATGCTCAGCTCTCGCCACCAAGCCCGCCTCAGTGCGTTTTCGTGCGCTGCTAGCGCGGTCTATATTAGTTTTACCTACCCATATCTGCGTGCGCCCATCTTTAACGGGCAGTTCAGGATCAACCACCTCCATCACCATGCCGTCTACTTTTTTACAAAAGCCACAGGCACCGCGATACTGCTCAATGCGTTTCAGTTTTGTGCCAAGAGCTTGCGCCGCAACAAAACCCTGCAAAGACATTTCACCCGTTTCTGTTAACGCTATACGTCGCCAATCGCGGTTTAAGTTAGCAAACGTATCGCCTAAGCGTTGCTCCAAATATTGAGGTGTCGCCGTATGATCGCCTGACTGTTTTTTTAAGGCATGCGCCATTAATACCTGTTGAATAGACGCACGCGCCTCCCTCGATAACGCAACAATATTTTCCGCCGCACGCACCGCACCATAATCCAAACAGGCTTTAGCCACGGGCGCTAACCGCAAAGCCTGCACCACAGCCTCTAAAGTAGTGGGCAGCGTAGCGCGTAATGCCGCCACCTGCGCTAACGAAATAGACTCCTCATGGCTAGCTTGCCAATGCGCCTGCACCGCCCCCATCATCAAACTTTGTGCACTCTGAGTCAGTGCCTCATCAATCAGCACATCGGAGGGTAAATAGTTACGCACCAAGAGCCGTGTCAATAAACTTAAATCCTTAACAGTAAAGGCCTCAGGATGAATACCCGCTAAATAATCCGTCACCCGCCCCGCCTCGGCGTCATGCCAAACACTGGCATACAGCAACTCCTCAGGCACCGACAATCCAGCCTTATCAAGCTGCTGACGCTGACCCGCCAGCCACTGGTTTAAGGCAACGCGAAGCGCCGACACTCTAAGCATGCCGCTTTCATAGTAGTCCTCAACCAAGCCACGGATAAACGGGTTCTCATGGGCTTCAAAAATATCGTGCGGGGTATCGTGGTTATGGGCTTTATGGAAGGGATGCTCCTTTGTTGTGGGTGTCGTGGTGATAGTGTTGTTTTCTCCTCCAGCTAGGTAATAGGCAAGTTTAGACGCCAACGGTTCGCCGTTTTCATCCACATCTTTGGATGAATCACCCTTGAAGTCTTGCACTCTTTTAGCTAAACTGATAACAGCCTCAGCCGAGCGGATTGAAATCGGATCGAGATTATCTTCTCTGATTGTCGCGTCAACCCATTGAGCGGCTGGGGTTAACTCATCAAATTCTATAGATTCTACTGAATAGACCTTGTTGCCTTGGTTATCACTGGCAAATTCCTTCACAGTCATCTTCACCAGTCTTACATGGTCATAGACATTTAACGGTGCAAAAAATCGATGAATAGCCGTTATGTTGGTATTTCCATCCCTATCTGGCTTACTCCACCCCAAGACTGACCTCCTAAACAAATCATCCACATTCGCTACAGCTAATGAATGGCCTGCGGCTGATTCTGACTTACCAACCGCTTTGCTGCTTAACATCTTATCCAAATTATTGCGAGACAAAGTAACGATCATGCCTGTTTGCGTATTTTCTAAAGGCTTATTTTGAAATTGCTTTACAGCATTACGCGCTTGGTCAAAATTATAGGCTTCCCTTATTGGCTTTGCCGCAGCTAAATCCCAATCACCAAACCACCTTTTAAACTCAGGCGTTCTAACCATTGCCCATTGTTCGGCAGTTAGGTTAGACGGCTTGCCATTGGGGGATAAACGGACGGATGTACCTTCAGACGCGGCAAACCGTCCCAGCCCATCATGATGGCTATTGGCTTTATTGAAGGGCTCAAGTGCAATAGTCTGCCAATCGATTGGCTTGACAAAATCAGTGAATCCGTCAATACTTATAGTGGGAGAGCAACTACTTGTTTCGGCAAGTTCCCAGCCCGACTCATTGAGTTGACCAACGACGCTCCGGCAATCTGGTGATGGTTGCAATTCTTCAATCATGTCACGCAAGCGGGTAAAGGCGGTGGAAGCCCCAAACGACTTTTTAAGCCGTTCTGGGGCTTTGTTTTTTTCTAATTTAGACCCTCTTGCCTTCGGTCTGCGATAGGTTTGTACGTTTCTGTCGTATTCTTTTTTGTCCCAACAATGCGCCGATCTAAACCGGTATTCCTTAGCATCGTTCCGCCATTCCAAAACTACCGCGTAATAAGAGTCAGTCTTTTGTTTCTCGATGTACACATCACGATTTCCATTCTCAAGAATAATGTCTGGCTTACTAATGGTCTCGATTAAGTGCTGCATTAGCCTCGCACGTTGCTGGTCAAAATTGCGTTTACCTGTTGTTTTGTCCGCTTTTGTATAGGCATGGTTTTGATTTTCATTAAAATTTATTATCGCTGAAAAGCATCCCGATTTACGATGGATAGTGATACGCCAATACCCAGTAATATGGTTGCTAAAATAAGCTTTAGCTTCTTGTAAGGTATTAATGTCATCAGATTTTGGCAGATAAGGATGGTTATCATTGTTTTTGGCAAACCGCCCCAGCCCATCATGATGGCTATTGGCTTTGTGGATGGGCTCAAGTGCAATAGTCTGCCAATCGATTGGCTTGACAAAATCAGTGAATCTGTCAATACTATCAGTGAAAGCAAAACGCCAGCCAATACCTGATAATACAGGTGCGTCCCCTGGCTCTAATGAGTTGACCAACGACGCGTCGGATGTGCAGTTATGTTTCGGCGGCGATTGCAGTAATGCAGTCGAGTCACGCAAGTGGGAAAATGTGGTGGTCTCGCCTAACGACTTACTTAGTCGTTTAGGCGAGATATTTTTATCTGTTTTTTTGCCTCGTGTTAATGGGCGATTATACGTTTTTAAGTTGTTATTAAACTCTTCTTTACTCCAAGGATGGGCTGATCTGAAGCGGTATTCATTAGCTGATTCTTTCCATTCTAAAACCACGGCATAATGCAGTCCGTCTATTTGTTTTTCAATAAATAAATCCCTGCTACCATTTTGTAAGATAACATCTGGCTTTGTAATAGCATTAAACAAGTGCTGCATTAGTCTTGCACGTTTTACATCAAACTCACGCAGCCCTGTTGCCTCATTTGTTTTTGTATAGGCGTGATCTTTGTTATCGTTTAAATTCAATTTAGCTGAGAAATTGCCCGCCTTGCGCTGAATAGTGACTTGCCATATCCCAGCAATATGATTTTGATAGTAATGCGTAGCCTCTTGTAAGGTGCTAATACTCTCAGAAGATGGCAGATTAGTTTCTTGACCTAAAAGTCCAGAAGCAAACCGCCCCAGCCCATCATGATGGCTATTGGCTTTGTGGAGGGGTTCAAGTGCAATAGTCTGCCAATCGATTGCCTTGACAAAATCAGTGAATCCGTCAATACTTACCTTGGGATAGCAACTACTTGTTTCGGCAAGTTCCCCACCTGGCTCTAATGAGTTGACCAACGACGCGTCGGATGTGCAGTTATGTTTCGGCGGCGATTGCAGTAATGCAGTCGAGTCACGCAAGTGGGTAAATGTGGAGTCAGCCCCAGACGATTTACTTAATCGTTCTGGGGCTTTTTTTTGTGTAGTTTTTTTACCGTGTGGTGCAGGACGTAGGTAATTTTTAAGATTACTTTCATATTCCTCTTTATCCCAACAATGCGCCGATCTAAACCGGTATTCCTTAGCTGAATCCTTCCACTCCAACACCACGGCATAATGCACGCCGTTCATTTGTTTTTCGATAAATAAATCCCTGTTACCGTTTTGTAAGATAACATCAGGTGCGCTAATGGTATCAAGCATTTTCGGCATAAATTCAGCCCTTACCGCGTCAAATTCACGCGTTCCGGTGTCTTTGTTGGTCTTAGTGTAGGCATGGTCTTGGTTTTCATTAAAATTGACCTTCACATCAAAAGTACCCGCTTTGCGTTGAATCGTTAGCCGCCATACGCCAGCAAGGTGATCTTGATAATACTGCGCAGCCTCTGGCAAGGTGCTGAGGGCAGTTTCAGCCTTGCCCGTCTCAGACGCGGCAAACCGCCCCAGCCCATCATGATGGCTATTGGCTTTATTGAAGGGCTCAAGTGCAATAGTCTGCCAATCGATTGGCTTGACAAAATCAGTGAATCCATCAATACTTACCTTGGGATAGCAACTACTTGTTTCGGCAAGTTCCCCACCCAGCTCATTGAGTTGAACAAGGGCGCTCTGACAGGTCGGAGGCGTTTGTGACTTTTCAAACGTGTCACGCAAGTGGGTAAATGTGGAGTCAGCCCCAGACGATTTACTTAATCGTTCTGGGGCTTTTTTTTGCCCTACTTTTCTGCCCCTAACAGCGGGCTTTGTATAATTCTTTTTGTTGCGGTCATATTCCATCTTATCCCAACAATGCGCCGATCTAAAGCGGTACTCCTTAGCTGAATCCTTCCACTCCAACACCACGGCATAATGCACGCCGTTCATTTGTTTTTCGATAAATAAATCCCTGTTACCGTTTTGCAAAATAACATCAGGTGCGCTAATGGTATCAAGCATTTTCGGCATAAATTCAGCCCTTACCGCGTCAAATTCACGCGTTCCGGTGTCTTTGTTGGTCTTAGTGTAGGCATGGTCTTGGTTTTCATTAAAATTGACCTTCACATCAAAAGTACCCGCTTTGCGTTGAATCGTTAGCCGCCATACGCCAGCAAGGTGATCTTGATAATACTGCGCAGCCTCTGGCAAGGTGCTGAGGGCAGTTTCAGCCTTGCCCGTCTCAGACGCGGCAAACCGCCCTAATAGGTCATGCGTTGGGTTAGCTTTGGCTAAATAACGCTCAAAGGCTAACAAGCATTTTGCCAAGCGGATACGCTCCGGCACAGGCGCAGTTTTAAAGCGGGTTTTCATTGCCGTGACGGCGGCTTCGATGTGGTGTATCGTCATAGTGAGCTGTTATCCATTAAGCGCAACCGCTTGCAAGCTTGGCGTGGCGATACGGTCATCATAATGTTCAAGCCAAACATCCAATGCTTTGACAAGCAACGGTTCTGAGTCTGGCAATTGCGCGGTAGCAGCTTCAATTAAATCAAGCAGTTGCTCAGGCGAATCAGGGCGATAATCGCCAGATAAGATGCCCTCAAGTGTCGCGGGTGCGTCAGTGGCGGATTTGACAAGGTGCGGATATAGGGCTATATTTTTATCCGCCTCGGTCTGGACCTGTAAGGTGGGCGCTGGGGGGTTATCAGATAATCCCAGGGTGGATGCCCTTAACGCCAGTAAGTCAGTTCTACTAGCCAAGCGCAGATTTTGCGCTTCGGCTAGACCCTCAAACGCTTTTCTAAATTGCCCAAGCTTTACTGGTCTTAGTCTTTCACGAAGGCGATTGACTTCTTCTTTGCTTCTTGGTTGTGCTGTTGATAATGTGCATTTATTAACGCTATCCACAGTTAAAACAACAATCTCAAACCTATCCATATCAATTTTTTTGCCTATATATAAATCACGTCCGTTTGACTCAAGAATAATAGTCGGCTGTTGTAATGTAGGTAAAATCTTATCCATGTGAACGGCTCGACTAGCATCAAAAACACGCGACCCACGATAGTGTTTTTTATTGTCCCAGGTGTCGGGCGTTTCTCCTTCTTTTGCTTCTCGCGTATAAATATGGCTGTTGAGCCTATCAAAAAATACGGCAATTGGCTGTAAATTTGATTTTATTTTCACATCAATTAAAAACGATTTTCCGGCAAGGTTAGCTTGATAATAATCATGCGCTTGCTGATATGTCGCAATAGTCGCACTTGGCGGGATCGTTTGACTATCACCTATGTCAACCGCCTGTTTAGGCAAACTTCCGCCCCATTGCCCCTGCCTGCCCTCAGGGTGACTGAAGGACTTGTTCAATTCACCGCTGCCTTCCCTATCAGCTTCCAGACTTCCCGATTGACTGTCGGTATCGTCATTGTCCATTTCACCTTCCGGCGTATCTTCACCTTCTGGCTGTTGCTGTGCCTGCAACTGCATCCACGCATTCAACAAAGAAGCCTCCACGGGCGCATCGCCCAGGACACCATCAATTTTTTCATAACCTTCTTCGGCGCGTAATTCATTCAGCGTCAACAGGGTTTTGCGTAATTCATACTTTTTATCTTGATCCTCAACATCCAAACCCGTCCAACGAAAGCAAAAATCATTATCTAATTCATTCACCACATAATCGGTTAGCACGTTCTCAAAATAAGACAACAACGGACGTAAACCGCTATCTTTAGAAGCCGCCAATTTTTCAGCGGTATCATTACCCCCTAACGCACTGGTACTGCCGCCAGTAAAACTATCAAAGTTAATCTCACTGGGTGACATGCCATAAATGGCACAAATCAGCGAAGTTAAAAAAGTCATCCACTTAGCAAACATCATCTCATTAAAATCAATGCCAAACTTTTCAAACGCGGCACGCGATTCCTGATCTTTTGACACCAACACAGGAACAGTTAAATGGCTATCCAAGCCTTTCACCATACCTTGCCAATAGCGTTTAAAAGCACTTAAATCTTCTTGCGAATAATTACCGCTTAAATGCAAGATGCCTTTTGGAATCGAGTTTTTATCAAACACATTACTATTAAGTGTCATGGCATTTAAAAAACTGGTCACCACGCGCACTAACAGCTCAGTTTCAGGCAAACCATAGCCGATTGCCGAAACATCTGAGCGTGGATTTCTGGCCTCATAGATTAAATCATCATAGCCATAAGCCGTTCGCACCAAGCCATTAACAACCTGCACGGCAAACAGATCTTTATTATTTCTATAGCCTGATTCTGGACATAACCGTATCGTTGCGCCATCAACCAAATATAAACCCACAATACCAAGCCTACGATCCTTGGCACGCTCGGTTTCTATCGCCACAGAATCCAAAAGTAAACTATCTCGGGTAGCTTTTCCCATAAACTGCGCAAAGCTATCACGCCGCAAAATTTTACGGGCTCTGGCAGAAGATTCATTACCACAATGGCTAATAAAACTAATGTACTGAGCAATTTTTTCGTGCTCGCTGGCGGTTAATTGATGCTTTCTATCCACATGCCTGATTTCAAACCCAGGCAATGTAGTATTGCTCTCACAGACCCGACAAAACCGCTGCACCTGCCTTACGCGAGTCATAATAACCGCATTTAAAACAGGCGTTTGTGCCGCCATAGCGCGTAAGCCATCAAAACTTATGGTTGAAGGTCGTTCCCAGTAATCACCCTGACTATTTAGCTGAAACTCATCTAAAAAAGCCGACTGCATACCAGGCGAATGCTGTACTGAATTAGCTGAGGGAAAAGGGACTAAGGCAGGATCAATCGCCTTTAAAAGAGGGTCATTATTATGAGCCAGCGCCGTTATTTCGGCCAAGACCTCAGCAGACAATAACTCAGTATCCGTGGGTTGATAGGTTTTCTGTAACGCCGCCAGCGCGTCAATACGCTCATCTTCTGGTGCGAAAAAATTAAAAGCAGTATGCTGAGCATTATCCATAAGCAAGCGAGACAAGTGAGTGATAATAGATTTAGCATACTGTCACGACCACAGCTTAAACAATAAACAGCTAGCAAGGGCCTCAATAGAAAAAAAATAAGCGCCCGAGCACGCTTAACTAAACCGTCTGGCAGAGCAGACGCGCTACGGGTATCAATTGATTAATTCAGGCCTAATCACGTTACGCCTGCATAATGAGAAGTGTTGCGTGCGCCCTTGTATAGTTCTGTAAGAATTGACAATGTATAGACACTTGTTAAACTGCCAGCATGGATATTTATGTTGAAATTGATGGCGATAAGTTTGTTTGGGATGAAGACAAAGCGGCTAAAAACTGGCGTAAACATGGCGTCCGCTTTGAAGTTGCCGCTAGCGTTTTCGCCGACCCCCTATTTGTGCTGCTCGATGCATCGCGCCAAGGTGAGTGCCGTAATGCCGCTATTGGTTTTGATAATACTGGACAATTGCTTTATGTCGTACACATTGAGATAGAAAACACGGCTCTTCGCATTATTTCTGCACGCCGCACCGATCCTAACGAGGAAATACATTATGCTTTCTGAACGCTTGAAAAAACGCCTAGATAAAGACAGACCCATGATGTCAATTACGCTAAGTATTCCTGTTGATGTGGTTGAATCAATGAAGGCAATCGCCCCGCACAAGGGCTTTACCGGATACCAAACCTTGCTTAAATCATATATCAGTGCAGGAATGCGGCAAGATGAATCACGTTATTTAGCAAGTTCAACAACTAAACTGATTGCCGCATTAAAAAAACACGGCGTTCCCGATAGCGTAATCGAAGCAGCAGAACGCGAATTGGTTTAACCGCGCAAAAAATAGGCAAGAAAAAAAATAAGCGCCCGAGCACGCTTAACTAAACCGTCTGGCAGAGCAGACGCGCTACGGGTATCAATTGATTAATTCAGACTTAAGACACCCGTAGTACAGCTAAGTTCGCGCTACAGCCCAGCGCCACTCACAGACAAGGCAAAAAAGCTAACGGTTGACATAACAATAGCATTTTTGCGCAACTCAACATTACCCGAAGCATACGTACAGCCGCCTATTTTTTTAAGCATGTCACCGGTTAATTTATCTAAAATTAAAATATCAAACACCCTACCAGACAACGCATCATTTGCATTCTCAAACTGAATACCATAAGTTCTAAGTGTTTCCTTCTGCATCACCATCTTTTGCACATGCACCTGATACCGCGCCATAGTCGGCACATACTCAAGCGGAGCAATATCGCCAATACCCAAAGCAGGTTCGGGCGAATAATCCTCATTTAAAGTAAACGATTGCGCAAAGCCAATCACATTACTATCAAACGTTAATACGATACGATTACCACTTTGCACATTTGAATTAACAGTCGCCATGATTATAATTTCCTAATTAATTAGCGCCAGAATAGGCTACAGTGTGAATAGTAATGCCAATATAATTGGCAGGAATGATAGGCGAGCACTGGAATTCTAAGCGTATCCAATCAGCCCCCTCAGACACCGTAAGGCCTTTATACGATGGATTTTTTGCATCCCCCACTAACACCCCTAAACCTTGTGGCTCCATTTTAGACAACTCATCTAACGCTGTTTTAGCGCGTGAAATAACCTCAGCTCTCATATACGGCGTTTTCTTTTTACCACGCAAGGGATCCAAAATATTGCGCACAGCTTGCGCAGTAAAATCGGCTGCAACCCCCACCGACATTTCGCGCTTATGGTAATTATTTGTTTGTGCAGTAGTAATTGATTGCAATACCTTCACCACACCATCAAAGTTTCGCACACAACACACCACACCATTACTGATTAACTTATCCGTTTGTTCTGGGTACACCAACCACTTTTGCATCCCCGTTACATTGATTGATTTATTCGTTAACGCCGTGCCAGGCGTAACCCCGCAAATCATGCCCGCTAACAACGCCGCCGTACAATAAGGCGGATACATGATTAACTTACCGACACTATCTTTTTCCACATCAGAAAAGCCCAAATGCACAACAGAAGCACGCTCATTGTTCATAATTACCGCTATATTGCCCGCGTCCGTATCAGAAATGCCACTAGACAACCCAAACAAAGCGCGACGCTCCATAAAAACAGTGTTACTCATATACTCACAATGTGCATTAACAAGCGCAAATATGCTATTTGTAGCGGTAGCCCCGGCATCGTCAGTTAACGGCACAAGCCAATTAACACGATGCACACGCAATAAATCAATGGCATCTGACCAGTTTTGATAAGTCGCCACGGGCGCTGTATTCGCGCCCATCAGCACCTCAATGTTCGCCACATCCTTCTCAACACCAGGCGTCACAGTGACCAACGGGGAACCATTGCTTGTCATTTTCGAGAACTGAAGTGCCACAGCACGCACATGACCTGTTATCCACACACCCGCCGCATGTTTTTCAATAGG